AAGGTTGGAACTTCGCGCACTGGCATTCTTGTGCAGGACAGCATGAAAGAGTATTGGGTGTCATGTTTTGATGACAAAATAGTTGACTGTTGCCGCAATGCAATTGACGCGGAATGCAGAATGCAATTGCTTGCCGTGAATAACGAGAAGGGAATTACGCTCTACGGTGTGCGCGAGTACTTGAACGACGAGGTGACTGTGCCAGCGGAAGTGGAAGTTCCACAGCCGAAGCCAATTGACATTGACGAGATCCCATTTTGATTTAAACATAGGGGCTGGCCGCGTCTCGACGGATTCGGTCAGCCCCGCTCTTACAAAGGAAACACAAATGACAAACGAAGAAAATAAGCCTGAAACTACTGATGCTGAACTTGGATTTGTTAAAGCCTCAGATTTAAGAAAAAATCAAACCATGTTGGACATTTTAAACGACATTCAAAATGAACCGCCGTTAATGAAGACAGATGACCAAGGTGTAACACTGTTTGATATAAATTTTAATAACCACGAATATTTTATTGCGTGGAATCGAATTAACAAACCAAATAAATTACTTGATTGGATATTACATTTGACTGAAAAAGACTGGGTAAGCGTTGAAACAATTAGTCAATTAATTTTAGTAGTAGCCGACAAATACAAATTTAAAATTCACGGAGCATAAAACACAATGAAAAAAATACCATTTAATTATAAACAACTCAAACAAATAGAAACAGATTTGGTTTTTATTAACAAATATATTCAGGCGTTGTTGGTTCCGACATCTAAGTCTTACGCCAACAATCACAAATTAATAAAACGAATTTTAAATGTTCATATAAAAATTAATTCATTAATTGATTTAGTAGATGAAGTAAATCAACAGCAACACCCAAATGTAGTTCATTCTACTGACAGTTTTGCTATTACTAAAAATTCTTTTTTCTATGGCGATATTTCATATGTAATAAAAAGTCCAAAAACTTTTTTAACTGAATCAAAGGAAATCAAATGAACAGCATCACACAACGAGTATTTACAGCGTCCGCAGCAGCGGTGGCACTGGAAGAACTAATTGCGGCAAGCGAAGCCAATGGCGGTGACATAAGCGCCGTCGAAGGCCAGATCGATTGGCTTGCATCACAGTCCACAGACTTGGCGCCAGCCATAGATGATCTGTTGGCTATCGCAAGCGAGATCGAACACCGCGCCGCAGGACGCAAGGCGGAAGCCAAGCGCATTGCAGACCTAGCCAAGCGCGACCAAGCCATCGCAGATTGGATGAAGGGCCAGATCACCCGCGTGTTGGAGTCAAGTGGCTCTACAAGCATTCAGACGCCAAGGCACAAGGTGACGCTTGCCACACCTGGCGGCGTCCGAGCGCTGGAGATAATTGGAGATGTCCCTGAAGCGTTCAGCACCATTGTGACTACGGTTGTTCCAAACAAGGAACTGATCCGCGCCACGCTTGAGTCTGGTCAGCCGTTACCATTTGCAATGTTGCACAGCAAACAGAAAGTACTAAAGGTGTCTTAATGGGTGGTCTGTATTCAATTGAGAAGGTAAACGCGGCAGTTCAGATTGCGCTTGCGCGCCGTGGTTTTTTGTATCCATCGTCATCGCAAGAACGATCAAGGGATGCGATCACGGCGCGCACACTGATCTTTGACGCTATGCGTTCGCTGACAGGCAACAGTGTCACAGGCAGCGCCGTGTCCGTTGGCGCCAGCACAGCCAGCGGCAAAGCGTTGCAGGAAAGATGCGAGACTTATGCATCACCTGACGAGCGGTTGCTGTGGATTGCGGAAGTTCGTAGCCTGATTGAAGAGTCTATGAAGGTGAAGAAGTGACATTGCCACACGAAGAAGTCAACGCCCTCAAGATGACACGCGAGTTCTTGTACAAGTTGCTGGTCGTCAAGGGAACGCCTAAGTGGATTAAAGACGAGGCGCGGTGCTGTCTTAGGCATTATCCGATTGTGATTGACGATACTTATTGCAGTGGGAAGGCGAGCAAGTTAGACTAGGGGCATGTTCAAGGCCTCTTTCAAATTCAATGCGTTTAATCCTTCAGGTTGGTGCTTGGCCTTGAACATCCTGCATCAGCCTGTTGGACTAAACGCATTTAGGAAACAATATGAAAGAATCAAATACATCACCGTGGATGGCGTTCTGGGGCGAAGACTTTAATAGATCAACCATTGGTTGGTCACTAGAGGAGCGTGGCGCGTACCACTTCCTGCTGTGGCATTCATGGTCGTGCGATGGATTGCCACCTGAACTAGACAGGATCTTTAGACTTGACCCAGACCTGAAGCGATTATGGCCGTGCCTTGAATCTAAGTTCCCAATAGCAAAAGATGGGCGCCGCAGGAACCCACGCCAGGAGCGCGGTCGCATGGAAATGATCAACATCTCGTCAGGAAAGAGCAAGGCTGGCAAGTTGGGAGCGTCAAAAAGATGGCAACAAGATAATGGCATATGCCATGCGTCTGCCATACCCTCTGCCATCAGTTTGCCAATGGCAGAACCTATGCGGTCGCAATGGCAAACCGATGGCTATTCACCTTCACCTTCACCTCTACCTTCACTTTCACTTCCATCTCCAATTTCAAGTGCTATAAAACATACGCTCAACGGCTCCGCCGTCGAGCCTGAGTTTGAGAAGAAAAAGTTAGCAAAGAGTATCCCAGCATCCGAGATTGAACGAGTGTGGGAATGCTTTCCACGCAAGGTAGGCAAGTTGAAGTCGCTAGCGCTTATTCGTAAAGCATGTGATTTGGTGGCCATCGAACACGACTTGCTCGACGCTGGTGACGCGGTCGAATACATGATCGAAAAAGTAAATCTGTTTGCTGACGATTGTCGAAAGAAAGCAACCGAGCCACAGTACATTGCACACCCACAAACTTGGCTGAACGGTGGACGGTACTTAGATCCTGTGGTCACAGAATCGCATTAGATGACAGCCACGGCGTTCGTGGCGTGAATTGGTCTGTAGGTATTACCAAAGTAAAGAATCGTTTAAATCGCATTTAACAGAATTGAGCATGACATGGATTCACTACTGATCGGACAGAATTGGGAGTTGAAATTGATTGACAATGTGGCTGACTCGATCCGCAGGTCAAAGTGGCTTGACGGTGACCAGAAGATCGCCATCTTGCAACTTAGTTACGAGTACTCAGGATTGTTTGCTCAGGTGTTGGCGCACCGTTTAACGCTGACAGGTGAGCCGATGCCGATTGAGCCTGTTGACATTCCATACCAGAACGAGTTTGAGGTGGTGTTGCATCCTGACAAACTTGATCCCTACCACAAGTTGATCGTTCTTGACTCAGGGTGCCTGACTGGTGGCAACTTCACGCGGATCAGATCGCAACTTTACAACTACGGCTATCGCCCACAAGACTTGATCTTTGTTTGCTTGGCTTGCAGTACTGAATCGTTCTTCACGCCCGATCATTGCCCTCTGTACTTTGACGGCCGCGCTTCAATGGTTCACTTCTGGTGGGAGTGTAAGACAACTAAGTTTGATTAATATGTGCAGAAATCGCAGAAATTTATACAGGTGCAAGAAATATGAATACAATTTTGATTGTGACTTTGTTGGTCATTATTGCTGCTGAAATCTTTTTAATTGGCTTTTGGTTTGGCAACCGCAGACAGTGGTGGGAATAATTGTCCTATGACGGATAATCGACGATATCCCGACAAAGTGTCGGGAAAAGTGTCGTGATATTGTTGCATAAGTATTGACATTATGTAATGAAAATATGTAACATCTTCTTACATGAGCAGAATCAAAGTGGCACTAAACGAGCATGGATACCGCATTGGTGCAACGCACCAGCGCGCTCGACACTCAGAGCAAGTAGTGGATAAAATTAGAATTATGCATGAAACGCATGGATACGGATACCGCAAGATCAGCGCAATGCTTGGTATTGGGCGGTCTACTGTGCAGAAAGTGTGCAAGTACCTCATTCGCGGACAGGCGCCGCACGAATACAGGGTGATTGATGGCTAAGAAACCAGTAGGCAGACCATTAGGCAAGTTGCCAATACCGCCGTATAACCTTGAACCGCTCATTGCTTGGCTTGCCGCTGGCAAGACTTTGAGGTCTTATTGTCGGCAAGATGGAGCGCCTTCTTACTCGGCGGTTTATGATTGGATGGATAAGGATGATAATTTCGCACAACGCATCGCGCGCGCGCGCGATAGTGGTGTAGATTCAATTGCCGATGAATGCGTTGAATTGTCAGATATTGAACCAGCCGACCAGGTTCAGGCTGCTTGGCGCAGAACGCAGATAGATACGCGGTTGAAACTGCTGGCTAAGTGGTCGCCAAAGAAGTACGGTGATCGCACGGCCGTGGAGCATCAGGGTGGAATTAGCCTGACGGTTGTGACTGGTGTTCCACAGCCTGACGCCATCACAGGACGGAAGCCAGATGCCAAGCAGATCACATGACAAGCACCCATCTAGCAGTGGATTACTCGCCAAGAGAATGGCAAAGAAACTGTCACCACGCGTTGAAGCGATTCAATGTGTTCGTGTTGCACCGACGAGCAGGGAAGACGGAACTGGCAATTATGGAACTGCTCGACAAGGCAATGCGTTTCGACAAAGGGATGGGCTTATTCTTTTATATCGCGCCATTCTTGAAGCAGGCAAAGGCAATTGCCTGGTCGAGAATAAAGCACAAGTTGCAGCCGATGATTGGTACTGGCGCCGTATCGATCAATGAATCTGAGTTGAGTGTGACATTTGGACACAACGGTAGCGTGATCAGGATTTTTGGCGCCGACAATCCCGATGCAATGCGCGGTGTGCGCCTGGACGGCATTGTCATCGACGAGGTGGCACAAATAAAGCCGACTGTATGGGAAGACATTATTCAGCCAACGCTGTCAGATCGCAATGGCTGGGCGATCTTTACTGGAACACCCAACGGCGTCAACCTGTTTAGCGAGATTTTTTATAAGGCGCAGAAGTTGCCTGACTGGCATGCCGCCATCTACACGGTCTACGACACGGACGCTGTGATCGCATCTGAAGTTGAGCGCTTGCGCCGTGACATGACTGAGACATCGTTCAGCCGTGAATACCTATGCGACTTCAACGCTAGCGCGGAAGATCAGTTGATTAGCCTGTCGGATGCGAACACGGCAGCGAATCGTGAGTACGCGGACAAAGACTTTGAGAGTGCGCCCAAGATTGTGGGCGTAGATCCAGCGCGGTTTGGCGATGATCGCAGCGTAATCATCAGGCGCCAAGGGCTTAGGGCGTCTGACATAATGGTGTTTCGTGGGCTGGACAACATGCAACTAGCAGCGCGGGTGGCAATAGTGATGGATTTGTGGGAGCCTGACGCCGTGTTTATCGATGCAGGTGGCGGCGCTGGCGTACTGGATCGCCTACGCCAACTTGACTACGACCCCATCGAAGTCCACTTTGGTGGCAAGGCGAATTTGGAACAGCAGTTTGTCAATCGCCGTACTGAGATGTGGTGGAACATGAAAGAGTGGATCGAGAACGGTGGCGCCATACCAAGCGATCCAATGCTTCGCCAGGAACTATCGACGCCGACTTATTGGTTTGATTCGCAAGGCCGCAAGATGCTAGAGAGCAAAGACGAGATCAAGAAGCGCTTGCAAGGCGGAGCATCGCCAGACATTGCTGACGCTCTGGCATTGACATTCGCATATCCAGTTGGCAAGCGACTGCCGCTTGAAGTGCGAAACAAACTGCGATTAGGCAAGGCGAAAGACTACGACCCATACAGCAAAAACGACTGACGGTACCCATAGAGGAAATCTAATGAGCATAATACGCCAGGCAACGATTGATGATTTGGATCAGATAGTCGATATGGCAAATAGATTCATTGCGTTTGCCCCGCATGGATCACTGATAAAGCACACCACGGATGAGATTACTCACACTGTGCGTCTGTTCTTGGAGTCTGGAATTATCTTTGTCATCGATGTTGATGGCAATGCTGTTGGGATATTGGCTGCGATGATGACAAGCGTGTGGTATTCGCCTTCAACAAAGGTGGCGCACGAAATGATGTGGTGGGTCAACGAAGAGCATCGAGGCACGATTGCTTCCATCAAGTTGATCAAGGCTTACGAGAATTGGGCGCAAGATCAAGGCGCAAAGATCATTGCTATGTGCGACTTAGTAATTGCAGGACACGAACCAGTGGGAACGACATTGAACAGACTTGGATACGAAATGAGTGAACGAACATACATCAAAGGAGCGAAGTAATGCCGCTATTTACAGGTATTGGACTTGCTTTAGGTGCATCTGCCGCCGCCGCCGCCGCTACAGGTGCGGCAGTTGTTGGCGCAGCCGCTGCCGTTGGTGGTCTTGGATACACAATCTCTGCTGGAGAAGAAGCAAGTCGTAAACAAGCAGATGCTTTGACAAGACAAAAAAAGGCGCAAACAGAAGCAGCCAACGCAGCGCAAGGTCAACGGCGAATGAGCGAGATGGCGATCAACAAAGCAAATCAGCAAACACCAAATGTCGCAGGAATCATGGAGTCTGCTAGTGCGGCGCAAGGTGGAGCATCAGGCACCATGCTGACTGGCCCTGGCGGAGTCAATCCAAACGCTCTTGCACTCGGCAAGTCAACGCTCCTAGGAAGTTGATGAGTCAATACCCAGCAAACAACGAGAGTTACAAAGGCGCTCCACAGCGCGAGAAGTTGTTGACTCGTTGGGGTCAACTCCAATCTGAGCGAGCATCATGGTGGGCGCATTGGCAGGAAATCACATCATATGTGTTGCCGCGCAATGGTCGATACTTTAGGCAGGATCGCGACAAAGGATATCGCCGACACAACAGCATCTACGACAACACTGGCACTCGCGCACTGCGAACGCTAGGCGCTGGAATGATGGCTGGCGCCACTAGCCCCGCTCGCCAATGGTTCCGACTTGGTACTGGCGATCCAGAACTAAACTCGTATGCGCCAGTAAAAGTATGGCTCGACGATGTCACAAAACGAATGCAGTTGGTATTCCAGAAGTCGAATACTTACCGCGCCTTGCACACGATGTATGAGGAACTTGGAGCATTTGGCACAGCAGTTTCGATTGTTTTGCCAGACTTTAACAATGTCATACATCATTACCCAATCACGACTGGTGAATACGCTATCGCAACCGATTATCAAGGTCGAGTAACCACTCTCTACCGCGAATTTGAGCAAACTGTATCCCAGATCGTGACGGAATTTGGTTACAAGAACTGCTCGCACTCGGTGCGGAATCTGTTTGATCGCGGCAGTCTTGACCAGTGGATACCCATCATCCACGCAATTGAGCCGCGCACAGATCGAGACACGACTAAGAAGGACAGCAAGAACATGCCGTACAAGTCTTGCTACTTTGAAGTCGGCGGCGACCAAGGCAAGTTCTTGCGCGAAAGCGGATTCAACAAGTTTCCTGCTGTGGTTCCGCGCTGGAGCGTGAGCGGCGGCGACATCTACGGCAACTCGCCAGGCATGGAAGCGCTTGGCGACATCAAGCAATTGCAACACGAGCAACTCCGCAAAGCGCAATGCATTGACTACCAAACCAAGCCACCGCTTCAAGTTCCAACGAGCATGAAGAATCGAGATGTGGAGACGCTTCCTGGCGGGATTTCGTTTGTTGATGGTGGCAGTCAGGGAATCAAGACAGCGTTTGAGGTCAACCTCAATCTGCAACACTTGCTGGGTGACATACAGGATGTGCGTGAGCGCGTACGCGGTGCGTTCTATGCAGACCTGTTTCTAATGCTGGCAAACGCTACAGACACTCGCATGACTGCTACGGAGGTAGCCGAACGCCATGAAGAGAAGTTGCTGATGCTCGGCCCAGTACTAGAGCGTCTCCACAACGAACTACTTGATCCGTTGATTGACATCACATTTGAGAACATGGTCAAGGCAAACATTGTGCCGCCAGCGCCACCAGAACTACAGGGAATGGAACTCAATGTTGAGTTCGTGTCCATGCTGGCTCAAGCACAGCGCGCTATTGGAACCAACAGCGTTGACCGATTTGTTGGCAATCTAGGCGCCATTGCACAGATGAAGCCTGAAGTGTTGGACAAGTTCGATGCAGATCAATGGGCAGAATCGTATAGCGACATGCTTGGCGTCGATCCAAATTTGGTAGTTGCTGGCAAGCAAGTCGCCCTGATCCGCGATGCCCGCAACAAGGCAATGGCCGCTAAGGAACAGGCTGCGATGATGCAACAACAATCAGCCACCGCAAAGAATCTTGCACAGTCACCAACTGGTGGCGGACAGCAAAACGCTTTGATGGATGTAATGAACCAGTTCAGTGGGTATTCAAACCCTTCACCAAGTCAAGTCTAAGGAACAAACAATGCCAATGATCAGCATGAAAATAGAGCCAGCAATGCCTGGTCAAATGGAAATGAATGATTCCAAGTATCCAGAAGAATTGTGCATTGAAATTGAATCTGATCAACTTGCGAAGTTGGGTATCAGCGTCATGCCAAAGATTGGCACCGTAATGATGATCACCGCCAAGGCTGTGGTCAAATCCAACGAAGAAACAGAATTGATGATGGGCAAAGAAACATGCATTGAACTTCAAATCACTGACATGGAAATTAGCAAAGTAGAACAGAACAACAACTTCTCATCCGTTTTATACGGCCCACAATAAGGAATAAATCATGGCAGTACCAACAACAATTTCAATTGCGTCTACACCAAACAGTTTTGAATATGCGGCGGCAATCACGACAAGCGATACTGTCAGCCTGACTGGCATTACTCGCGCCGTGTATGTCGGAGGCGCTGGAAACATTACAGCAATTATGTCTAACGGAGATGCGGTGTTGTTTACGGCAGTTCCTGTTGGAACCGTGCTTCCAATTCGATGCACACGCATCAACGCAACTGCAACAACTGCCACTTTGCTTATCGCAATGTATTGATTATCAAATCTAACAAAGGAACAATTCAATGGCACTCACACAAAAATTTGGCGGTTCACCACTTCTCTACGATGACACAACAGGAAACATCGTTGGCGTAAAAAACCCAAACGGAACAGATTCTCGTTTCATTTTCAAAGAATATCAATCCACAACTGCCGTGACTTTGGTTGAGGCAGCATCCACATTTGTCACTTTAACTATGGGAGCGGGCGCAACCGCCGCTAAGGTTCGTCTCACCAGCGCTGGCGCGCACGGATTGACGACTGCGGTCGCAACCAACAAGAATGTTTATGTGTCGTGGGCTAGTGGTATTGGAGTCAGCGGTCTATACAACTGCACAGTCGCATCAACGGATACTTCTGGTTTGTTTATCGACATTGATTACGCATACTTGTCTTCAACCGTGACAATTTCAATTGCCACGCCTGGCGTAATCACATGGACAGGACACGGCCGTGTTGCCAACGACACTATTCGTATTACCACCACTGGCGCTCTTCCAACAGGATTAAGTGCAAGCACAACTTACTATGTTAAAACTGTTCTTGATGCCAACACATTCACCGTGTCTGCATCATCTAGTGGAACTGTGATTGATACAACTGGTTCGCAAAGCGGTGTTCACACGGCATTTGTGTATTACGGTGTTCCAACCGTAGCCGTTGCCACAACCACCGTAACTATTGCGTCATTTTCAATTGCTGGTCGCGAGATTTCTTACACAGGCGCCCTTGAAATGTTCTCTTTGTTCTCTTTCACAGCCAGCGCCAATGCCAAGACAATCACCATGACTTACGGTGGTCAAACATTCCTTAACACTGGAGCCGTTGGTTCAAGTTATGGAAGTCTTTATGTAAACAAGATTGCATACGCACGAACGCCAGGCACAATGATTTCAACAGCGGCTGCTTCTATTGGACATGGATATTCGACAGGCGCTCTAGCAACGCTGACGGTTGACTATTCAGCGGCTCAAACATTTGCCATCACCGCTATGGCAGCAGTGGCGAATGAAGTGATCACATTGGAGGCATATGACTTGCTTGCACATTGACGGTACCCATATCAATTTTGACATTGATAAAGTTTGGATGTGACTAATTACGATCCGCTCGATCTCAAGGGTCAGGAACGCGACAAGGCAGACAAAGAACTGCGCGCCAAACTGACCAAAGAAAACGAGGAAACGGATTTGAAGTGGATGATGGGTAACAAGCGCGGCCGCAGAATTCTGTGGCGGCTCTTGGATCAGGCTGGCGTGTTTCGTTTGTCGTTCGACCACAACTCCATGCAGATGGCGTTTAACGAAGGCACACGAAACAGTGGATTGAGAATGCTAAACATGATTCACTCGGTAGCACCAGAACTCTACCCAATAATGCTGAAGGAACAGAATGACTCAAGAATCAATGATGACCGAAGCGCCGACAACAACTAACGAAGCCGCTGTCATCACACAAGAATCTGCGAAAGCAGATGTCACTAGCACGGAGACTGGAAAGAACCAGCAAGTCGCGGATGCGACCACTGTTGGCAGTACCGATGGCGACACTAAGGAAGCCACCAAGACCGAAGAGGTCAAGGCTGGCGCTCCTGAAAAGTACGAATTTAAGGCGCCTGAAGGCCGTAATTTCGACAACGAGGTGATCAACACATTCTCGGAAGTTGCCAAGGAATTGAATCTAAGCCAGGAGTCCGCTCAGAAGGTATTGGATCGAGTCGGGCCAAAGATGGTTGAACGACAAATGGCTGAACTTGACGCGATCCGCAAAGGCTGGATTGACTCCTCCAAGGTTGACAAGGAATTCGGTGGCGATGCCATTGATGTGAACATGTCAACCGCAAAGAAGGCACTCGATGCATTTGGTACGCCTGAACTGAGAACGCTACTAAACCAGTCTGGTCTAGGAAATCATCCTGAAGTAATCAGGTTTTTCTTTAGGGCAGGTAAATCTCTTAGTGAAGATACTTTCGTAGGCGCAACAAACGGCGCTGGCTCTGCAAAGGGTCAGCCACGCGACTTCGCTTCGCAAGCATCGATGCTGTACTCCAAACAATAACTCTAACAAAAGGACACTAAACTATGGCTACTCTCGCAATTACAAACCTTACTTTGGCTGATTGGGCGAAACGAACCGATCCAGATGGTCGCGTTCCAGTTGTCGCAGAACTTCTGTCGCAAACCAACGAAATTCTTGATGACGCTGTCTTCAAGGAAGGCAACTTGCCAACTGGTGATCGCGTTGTAATCCGAACAGGATTGCCAACCGTTTACTGGCGCGCACTAAACCAAGGCATTCCAAGCACCAAGTCAACGACTGCACAAGTTGACGAAGCGTGTGGAATGCTTGAAGCGCGTTCAGAAGTTGACAAGGATCTTGCAATGTTGAATGGCAACACTGCTCAGTTCCGTTTGTCAGAAGACACCGCGTTCTTGGAAGCAATGAATCAAACTCAAGCAACCACGATGTTCTATGGCAACCCACAATATGACCCAAAGCAATACTTAGGTCTTGCTTCGCGTTATTCCTCTTTGTCTGGTGGAAATGCAGTAAATGTTATTACTGCTGGTGGTGCAGATGCCGCAGTAAACACAAGCGTTTACTTGGTTTGTTGGGGTGACAATACCGTGTATTGCCCATTTCCAAAGGGTTCCAAGGCTGGCTTGATCCATGAGGATCTTGGCGAGCAAACCGTGTTCAACACTGACGGCCGTATGCAAGCGTATGCGACTCGTTACCAATGGAAGAACGGTCTTGTTGTAAAGGACTGGCGCTATGTTGTTCGTATTTGCAACATCAACACAACCCATCTTCTTGCTGGTACTTCAACTCAAACAACAGCAGTAGGAACAAACATTGTGAAGTTGATGGCTCGCGCTTTGTATCGCATTCCAAACATGGCAATGGGTCGCTGTGCGTTCTACATGAACCGAACAGTTCATTCTGGTCTTTCTATCCAAGCATTGGATCGAACCCAGTATGTTCTCAAGGTTAATGAAGGTCTGTCACAATTTGGTCAACCACATAGTTGGCTGAGTTTCCTTGGAGTTCCACTTCGCAAGGTTGACGCCTTGCTCAACACAGAAGCCGTTGTTGCCTAATTCAAGTCTCTAAGAAAGGACAAACAAAATGATTACTGATTCTTATCTTCGTCTCTCTGATGCTCAGGGAGCAATTACTGCTGATGCTGTTTCCACCAACACTATTGATCTTTCAATCGCTCGCGAAATCGGCGAAGGTGAAGACATTTTTATGGTGTTCACCGTTACGACCACTGGTACTGGTGCAGGAACCGTTGTTTTCTCCGCAATTGTTGACACAGATCCAGCCCTGGCTACATCTGTGACGACACTTGTATCAAGTGGCTCGTATGTTGGAACAGCATTGACTGCTGCTACTTCAACGAATGGTTTGGGAACACAGATCATTCTGCGTCTCCCGCCAGTTATTGGATCGCTTGGCAAGCGTTATCTTGGCGCCAATTACGATGTGACTGGTACTGTCGGCGCTCTTAAAGTTACTTGCGATATCGTTACCGATATATCAGACGGTAAGAAGTTCTATGCGTCTGGTTTCTCAATCACTTAATTTAAGGAGTCATTTATGGCACAAGTTAAAGCAAAGACTGTATGTTTCATCGATAATGCTCTTCGTCAAGAAGGCGATGTCTTTGAATACAACGGAGTTCCAAATTCAAATGTTGTTCTTGTCGGAGCGGCTGATGATGGAATGGCGGATGAACCAAAGGTGAAACAAAAATCACCAAAGGCGAAACGCGATGCTGAAGACTTGGGTTGAAATGACTCGCTAGTTACAAAGTTGCCCCAAAGCGAGGGGAGCAGTTGACCCCTGCTCTCCTCGTTTCTTATCAGGAGATCTCGCATGGCCTCAGTCGTAGACATCTGCAATCTCGCGCTCGCGCACTTGGGCGATGACGCAACCGTATCCAGCATTGATCCACCAGAAGGATCTGCTCAAGCCGAACACTGCAAGCGTTTCTACGCCATAGCGCGGGACACGCTGCTTCAACTGCACAACTGGAACTTTGCAAGCAAGCGCATTGTTCTTGCAGAAGTTGCTAACCCAACAACGCAATGGGATTATGCATACGCAGCACCCGCTGATTGTTCCGTTGTTGTTTCCGTGCTTGCAAGTGATTCAATTGATGACTACTCAGGTCGAATGATTCCGACTGACACTCCGTACTTTCCGCCTGTGGTTGCCGCTGGAATGTACATGCCGCAACCTTACGGCGTTGAATCGGACACTGTTGGCAACAAGGTGATCTACACAAATCAAGAGAACGCAACACTTCGGTACCAGGCACTGATCACAGATCCAACCAAGTTTGACGCATTGTTTGTGATCACTTTAAGTTGGCACCTTGCAAGCATGTTGGCAGGGCCAATCATTAAGGGTGACGCTGGCTCCGCAGAAGCAAAGCGATGCATTCAAATGATGGGTGGATACTTGCAGACCGCAAGAGTATCTGACAGCAATCAGCGTAATGTCAAGCCAGAACACATTGTTCCTTGGACGGCTGGACGCTAACGATGCCGACAACACGCACATTCAATCGATCATTTGCTGGTGGCGAATTGTCGCCAGAAATGTTTGGTCGAATAGACGACACAAAGTTCCAATCAGGTGCCGCCAAGTTGCTTAACTTTATTGCGTTGCCGCAAGGCCCTGCCGTGAACCGACCAGGCACATCATTTGTGCGCGAGGTCAAGTTTAGCACCAAAAAAACTCGACTCATCCCATTTACATACAGCACTACGCAAACAATGGTTCTTGAGTTTGGAGATGGCTATATTCGATTCCACACGCAGGGATCGACACTGTTGGCTGGCACTGGCGCCGCATATAGCGGAGCGACACCGTATGTGGTTGGTGACATGGTCAGTTACGGCGGTTCAAACTATTATTGCATTCTTGCATCGACAGGCAATTTGCCAACCAATGCCACATACTGGTTTTTAATTTCGAGTCCTGCGTACGAAATTCCAAGTCCATACTTGGAAGCGGACTTGTTCGACATTCATCATGTCCAATCCGTAGATGTGTTGACATTGGTTCATCCAAACTACGCGCCACGCGAATTGCGAAGACTTGGAGCCACGCAATGGACACTTGTCAAAATTCCATTTGTTCCGTTTGTGACAACACCAACTAGTGTTGCAGTCACGCCATCCTTTGGTGAAAGATTCGATATTGTTTCTATTTCGCTAGCAAATCCAGGATCTATTGTTTGTTCGTCTGCACACCAATTTGTCAAAGGTGATTCCGTGTATATCAGCGGTGTTGGTGGAATGACACAATTAACAACAGGTTTTTATGTTGTGAATACTGAGGGAACCGCCGCGTTAACTGTAAAGGATTACACAACTGGCGAGCCTGTAAATACAACTTCATTCACCGCATATACAAGCGGTGGCAAAATTGAATATGGAACAAAGATATTTGACATAGAAAACTCATATGTTGTCACCGCTATTGGAGATAACGGAATCGACGAAAGTCTTGCATCTACAAGCGTAAGCACAACAAACAACTTAAATGTAAACGGATCGTTTAACACAATCACATGGTCGTCAGTTGCTGGCGCAATCCGATACAACATTTATAAGATCCAATCAGGTTTGTACGGATACATTGGACAAACAGAGGCTTTGTCATTTACTGACGACAACATTGCACCAGACATGGGAATTACGACTCCCATCTACGACACGACATTTTATGAGAACGGAATAGCAAGTGTCCCAGTAACTAACGGTGGAACTAATTACGCCACGACAAGCACTGGCGGATCATTTTCTGCTGTTACTGTTACCAGTGGCGGAAGTGGATACACCACTCCAACGCTTACGGTTGCAGACCCAACTGGAACAGGCGCTGTATTTACAGTTACTTTATCTGTGGGAGTAATTACAACAATTGGAGTTACGAGTGCGGGTAGCGGTTACACGGCGCCAATATTTGTGCTTGCGGACGGAGGCGCTGGCCCTGTCACAAAGGCTGTTCTTAAGCCTGTCTTGTCTGCGGTTGTAAAGGACGCTGTTGTTCTTGGTGTCACAGACTCGACTGGAACTGGCGCCGTATTAAGCGCGGAAATAAATGGCGGCGTCATTACAAAGGTGAATGTCACAAGTCCAGGCACAAACTACACGGCACCAGTTGTCACAGTAACTAGCGCGGCTGGCGGAACATCGGCAGCGTTTGGTACATCTGTTCTTAGCGGATACAACTACCCTGGCGCTGTCTCGTACTTTGAGCAGCGTAGGGTGTTTGCAGGAACAACAAATTCGCCACAGCAGTTATGGATGACACGGTCAGGAACTGAAAGCGACATGTCGTATCGACTGCCTGTGAAAGATGATGATCGCATATCGTTTAAGGTTTCGGCGCGAGAAGCCAACACAATTCGACATATTGTTCCACTGCAACAGTTAATGTTGCTGACTAGCACGGCTGAATGGCGCGTGTCACCAGTCAACAGCGATGCGATTACGCCAACCACAATCAGCGTACGGCCGCAGTCGTACATTGGCGCCAACAATGTGCAGCCATCGATTGTCAACAACAGCATGGTTTATTGTGCTGCGCGTGGCGGTCATGTGCGCGAACTTGGATACTCATGGCAATCCAACGGATACATCACAGGCGATCTGTCATTGCGCGCCGCCCATCTGTTTGATAATTACGACATTGTGGATATGTGCTACAGCAAGTCGCCGCACCCACTGATTTGGTTTGTTTCATCGACTGGTTTGTTGTTAGGTTTGACTTATGTGCCTGAACAGCAAATTGGCGCTTGGCACCAGCACGACACTGACGGCGTGTTTGAAAGTTGCGCCTGTGTCGCCGAAGGTAACGAAGATCATTTGTATGTCATCGTAAAGCGCACAGTCAACGGCAACTCAGTTCGGTATGTAGAGCGCATGTCGTCTAACGCATTTGACTCTCTTGAGGATTGTTTCTTTGTTGACGCTGGTTTGACTTATGACGGCGCCAACACGACAGCGACAACCGTGACCGTAACTGGTGGAACTGTTTGGGGGCCAACCGAACTGCTGACAATCACAGCGTCAACCCCAATCTTTGCGTTTCCAGCCACGACAGATGTTGGGGATGCGTTTGTGTTTACGGCAATTGACGGAACACAGTACAGGTTGACAATCGAGAGTTGCTCTTCGACCACCGTGGTTCAGGCTCGATCCGACAAAGTTCTGGCGGTGGCGTTCCGCAATGTGCCTATATCCAATGGCGCGTTTGCACGGAATTCTGTTGCAGGACTGTCACACTTGGAAGGCAAGACCGTTTCTATATTGGCGGACGGCGCCGTGTTGCCAAGCGAGGTCGTTGTCGGCGGCTCAATCTCAATTGATCGAGCGGCAGTCAAGATACATGTTGGCTTGCAATACTTCAGCGACTTGCAGACACTTCCGCTGTCATTAAACATTGACGCGTTTGGTCAGGGTCGAGTCAAGAACATCAATCAGGCTTGGGTGCGCGTGTTTCAGTCAAGCGGTTTGTTTGTTGGCCCTACTTCTGACAAGTTGACCGAAGCCAAGATGCGAACTACTGAGCCATACGGATCACCGCCAGCGCTTCGTAGCGATGAAATTAGTGTCAACATCACGCCTACATGGGCGCAGGGCGGTCAAATCTACATTCGTCAGGCTGACCCACTGCCATTGACGATTGTCGGCGTCACAATTGAAGCGGTGGTAGGAGCATAAATATGTCGCAACTAAGTTTTACACAATGGAATTCTCAGATCCACACGGACAGCGCCGCTGGCGCGGTTACTTTCAATCAGGCTGGAATGGATGTTTTAAATCCTTCTGCTGGTGGTGGTGGATTTGCATCTGGTCTTGCTAGTGGACTGCAAACGCTTGGCCCGATCATGGCGATCTTTGGCGCCGCCAACAGCGCAATTGGAACTTTTTACGCAGCCAAGAGCGCGCAAAACCAACTCAAAAGCCAAGCACTCAACCAGCAGTTCCAGTCTGAGATGTCTGCGATTAACGCCAAGAATGCTGAGTTCAGCGCGCAGCAGTCAATGTTGTCAAGCGCCAAGCAAATTGGGCGCTACACAATGGGCGCTGGTCAGGCTAAATCGTCAGCCAAGGCATCGATGGCGGCTCGTGGCATTCAGGGTGGCGTAGGAAGCGCCGCAGAAGTCGTTGGCAGCATGGATTTGATTAAAGAGATTGACAGGATGACTATGTCTGCGAACAGCGTACGACAGGCTGAATCCATTAGGAATCAAGCAATGAACTACCGCAACCAGTCCGTAATGGCTGGCTTGAGCGCCGACAACTTAAACACTTCGGCTGGAACAATTAGCCCATACATGGGAATGTCAACCAGTTTGTTGACTAGCGCCGCCGACATTGGTCAGAACTGGGCGCGCAACAATCGAATCGATCAACTGATCGCAGCCAACTCAAGCGTGAGATCTTAAAATGCCAACAGTACCTTCATCGTTTGTTCCACAGGCTGACATGCAAGGCGGAGGCGAAGTTCCGCTACAGGCGCCAGGCGTTGAGCCAGTCCGCAACTTAGCGGCAGACCAACAGGTGCAATTAGGTCAGGCAATGACACGCGCTGGCAATGTCGCTTGGAGTGTGGGAGCCAACATTCAAGATCATATTGATGAGTCGGGCGCCAAGGCGGCTGATGTTGCGTGGCTAAATTCAACTCAACAATTACTGCACGGACAAGATGGGTATTTCACCAAAGAAGGCAAGGACGCCGAGACAAACTTTCAATCGACTAACAATGCGATGTTAAATTCTGCAAGCGCAATTGCCGACAGTCTTCCAAATGAAATGCAGAAGACATTGTTTAAGCAATCCGTTTCACGAAACTTGTTGTCCGCTCAAGGTCAAGTATTGGATTACAGAAACAAGCAAGCGCGTGTTTATGCGTTGAATGAATCGGAGGCAAGGGCTACGGCATATGCTGGGCAAGCATCACAAGAATGGACAAGCATTGGTCAAAAGGATGAGCAAGGTAATCCAATTGGAAAGCACAATGTCAACCTTGCTGTTGTCGATGTTGAAACAAGCCATATTGGACAATTGCTTGGATACGCGCAAGATTCAGAACAGATGAAAGCGTTGAAACAAAAGTTTAACGGCATCACCGCAAGCGGAGTGGTTGATCGGTTTGCCAAGGATGGCGACTATGTTTCAGCGTCAAACTATTTAAAAGATCAAGATGAGAAGGGGTTGCTTGATGTTAAGACCCGCGAAACATTGACCGACTTTGTAGATAAGAATCAAAAGATTCAATCAACTATTGAGGCCGCCGAAAGCATTGTTTATGAAGGACACGCAAAGTCATTTTCTCGATTTGGTTACAAGCCAGTCATTGATCCAATGACATCAAAGATTGTTGATCAAAAAGATGGCGCAAAGTATGTCGATGAGGGCGTTGATTATTCCGCCGCTTCTGGAACTGCAATTAAAGCGCCACAAGATTCTGTTGTAGAAAGCATTAAAACAGAAGGCAAGTACAACACAATTACATTGCGAATGCGGGACGG